CAGAACCACCGCTGGGTTGCTGCATTGTACCACCAGTGCCACCAATATCGGAAGGTTTTAATTCACCCTTAGCAATAGCATTAATAACTGATTGCGGGTCTGTGTTAAATTTTTGAGCATAACTAAATACCCAACTGGTCATTCCATTACGATCATAACCTTCCCAATCTTGGGATACATCTTGACCAAAATCAAAAATTCCAAAGATACCTTCACCAAAATCAAATCTCTTATCTAACTGTTCTGAGATTCTTGTGCTTTCTGCTTCCGGCATAGTAGGAATATCTTTGGTTTTAACTATAGTGTCTTTTGCAAGAGCAGCCTGAGCAGCCAATGCTTTACTTAGCATATTAATACCGTCTTCAGTTTGGCCTTTATCTAGATAGTAACCACCAAGTTTACGCATACTATCAATGGTAGATTCGGGTGTAGTAAAATCTAAACCAAGGTCTTCCATTTCTTTTTGTTGTTTACCTTTTTCCCAACCGGTCATTAAACCAGTACCGATAGCAGCACCAGTTTTCTCCCAGACATCTGCCCAAGGATCAAGATTATCAATTATGCGTGCCATCATTAACCTCCAAAGAATCCTTTACCAGCACCGAGATTTGCCATACCACCGGTAGCAATACCACCAGCAATAGCAGGAAGAATACTACCAAACAAACCTGAACTACCCTTTGTGTAAGTTGGTTGGTAACTTGCCATAACGCTTCCAAGACCTTGGCCTATACCGGCACCCGTTTGGAATAAGGTAGTTGGTGATTCATAGATACTAGCAGCAGAAGCAATATCAGCCAATTCACGTTGACGCATAGCATCCAACATAGCTTGAGATTGACTGAAGGCTTCACCACGGGCAGCACGTTGACTGGCCATTTGTGCTTCACCCAATGCTTGGGAACGTAATGCACCACCAGTGGAACCAAGCATGCCTTGAGCAAGAAGGCGGTTTTCCAATGAAAGCCTTTCCTGTTCTTGGGACTGCATGAGATCAGGTGCAACATATTGTTCATAATATTGACGAGCAGCTTCCGTTGGATCGTAAGCAGTAATAGCACCGGCCTGAGTAGTAGCACGACCAAAGAGACGATCTGCCAACGCAGCCATCTCTGGGGACAAAGTAGCAGTACCCGTCTTAGCATCGTAATCCCAAGTGATACCACCGGTAGGACCCATCAACCCATAAGGCTGGGATGCACGTTCAATATCTGCTTGAGTAGGGCCAACCTGCTTAGGCTTGCTTCCAAATAAACTACCCATGATTACACCTCTTTTTCCATTATGTAACCGGCTATCTTATAACCGAATTTTCTTTCAAACGCCTTGGGATTCCTTCTAGTTGCAAATCTAGCTTTAGTACAACCTAGTTTTTCTGCTAATTGCATGATGAACGAATCCCAATATTCACCATCCCCATATACATTTAAAGCAACAAATGATCCATCTGTATCAATCATCCAACTCATAAACCCGTGATCATTAACAATGATGTTATCTTCATAGATAAATTGATCCCCGGATTTTCTAAGGTATTTCTCAATATCTTCCTTACTTACCATGAATTATTAACAATAGTAGTTAAATCTACGACATCTGTAGCTGCATCAATATCTAATTGAATTGCTACATACCTGTCACGAATTACTTGACGAGCAGCTTCAGCAGATACAGCTTCAGAAGGAATAGTTGCCTTAATATCTAGTGGGGCAAACTCTTTTGAACGTGCCTCTCTACGAAAATTATGAGCAATTTCCTTAGCTTTATTTAAATTAATAATAATCATTCGGAATACTCCCAAGCATTACGAAATGTACGATCAGACGGAACCTCAGATACATCTACAATCTGATGGGGTTTTCCTGCAGGAACATCTTTCGCCGCAATCTCTTCGATTGTCAGACCACAATCAGTGGGAATGATGATAGCTACACCGCCATCATCTGTTGGATAAATAATTCTTTCGTTCATCGTGTCACCTTTACGGTCCAATAAGGAACATCTTGAGGGCCAATTAGCGTGTTGTAGTTCACAAGCCGAACTGAGCTTGCTGACATAGTGTACCCAAGTGGGAAGAAAATCATACTACCCCCAGAGCCAGCGCCATTACCGCCCGGACCGGTAATATTCATCGCACTAACAGCGTAATTTGCATCTGGCATAGCAGTTGTAAAATTAATCGTATAATCACCAGTTCCGTTATCAGTTATGCTGCTAACATTTCCGCTGGCTCTAATTGCTGGAGTTCCGGTTCCATTAAAATTCACCCATGCACGAACAGCATAAATTGGAGCAGTGCCAGAAGCATTTAAATCTGATTTAAGATCTGTTGAAGAATAAGCATTGTTATCTACATAAGCCTTAACACTTTGCTGACTTGGAATACTGGTATCTGAATCAGATGCCATATCATCTTCATCTACAAAAGCAGTAATACCATCAAGAATATTAAGTTCAGCAGAAGTAGAAGTTAGTAAAGTACCTCCAATACTTAAAGAAGTAGTAGCTACTGTTGAAGCTGTTAAAGTAGATACATCAAAATCTTCACCTGAATTACCATTAAGTTCTGCTTTAGAATTTACTGCAGTCTTTACAGCATTAAACTCAGTGTTAAAATCATCACCGGAGATTACTGTACCAGATGCATCTTTGGCTGACCAGTTGACTGCTAGATTATAATTACTCATCGTATCTTCCCTTGTTTAGCAAGAAGTGTCATATTTTGAAGACTTGCCTTATATCCATTAATATCAGATGACATTTCAATCTGAATTACTTTACCAGTTCTAGACATAGGTATCTTATACTCAGTGGGGTTAAATCCCGGTGACCAAGTAGCCACACCCCAAATAGAATTAGCAGCACCCCAAATGTAAGATTCCCCAGTAGCTGTAGCCTGCAAGGAAAAACTCTGAGTAGTTCCTTGGACATTATAATCCCGATACCAAGTAAAATCAACATTCATATTCTTACCGCCAACAACGGTGCCAAAGAATTCTTTTAAAATTTTAGTGATACTTGGACTTGAACCAACTTGAGAAAAATCCAACCAAGTAGTTTTAAATCTACCTGTGTAGGATTGATTTGTAGTGCTCCAGCATTCGGAGTTAGTGGATTCCCATGTATGTCCCGCAGCTTCACAGGCTACCTGAGTCCCATAGGTACCCGTTACATCGGTCTTAATCTGGTCATAGTAATTCTGGTACTTGGCAATGTTTGCATTATCATTCCTTCCCATCCACATGGTCCCATCTACAGTAGATAGAAGGGCCGTTGGACATTCACCGGTATCAAATACAAATTTACTTACACGTGGGGTACTATCAGGATTAATAATAGTGAAATCAAAATAATACATAATGTTTCTATCAGGAAAGGCTAATAGATAGAAACCACCACATAGACAATAGGCAGCTTTACACTTATCCATATCAGCACTGATAATATGTGAAGCCAGTTCATCACGAATATTCTTGGAGAAGTTCCTTAGGGGCATCTTACCATCGGAGGTAACGGTTCTTGCCAAGGAACGCAGTCCGGTATTACTGAGGAATAGAATGTCATCCCCAAGATTTGCTACTGAATCACGGGCCTTGAGACCCACACCTTCAATTAATTCATCCAATGCCAATTCAGTAGGATCAGAGGGGTTATTGTAGATGGCAATATTATAGGAACCAAAGATTACTAGCTTACCCATAAAGGCTTTAATGGCTACAATCTGATCATTACCCCAGACAGTCTTAAGGTCAACCTGACCGGCTGCACCCGTGTTCCACTTATCACCCTGCAATGTGTCTGAATAGTAGATGACATTATTCTTTTCTGTCATTCCACCTACCCAGAGACGACCATATTCACCTAGGACACAACTGGGATCAAATGTAGTAATACCGGATGGAGGATTGTAACTACCCAGATCAACAAGGTCAGTCCAAGTAGTGCCAGAATAGTACACAGGAGTATGTCCATTCTGGACACCATACAGTTTTTCATTGAAGTTTACCCACTGCCAATGACCACTTGAGATCGTTTGAGGAGTGCCAGTACGAGTCTGTGCATCCAATGTGTAGGGTGTATTGCTTGTGTTGATCTTGTAGATGTCACCATCCGTACCACAGAACATGGTATAGACACCACTCGGGGCACGATATTCTACAATACTCTGTACCACTTCCCCAGAGATACTGGTACTTACCTGTTGAATACCCTTACGACTGGAGATACGACCCTGTTCATCAAGGATAATATTATCTGCTTGAGCCAACCATTGTGGGGGCAAAGCACTGGGACTGGCCTGAGAATTTAGACCAAAACTCCCAAGGTCATTAAGTACCAGTGGACTTAATTGTTCAGCCGGCATAGAAGTCTACCTCACCCACAGTACGTCCAGCATCAATTTGAATGGCATCTGCAAGTGCATTCTGGTATTGACCAAAGACCATATCACTCATGGAACCACCGTCCTCACCTCGTTCAGAGATAGCACGTGCCCACGCACCCAAGATAATAGGTTGATGAGGAGCTTTAATTACTGTAGTTGCTGTAGTGATGTCATTCTGTGGATTAACAACACGGAAGGTAATGTTATATGCAGCATTAGGTACGGTATCAAACTCTACAGTAATCTCACCGGTACTGGAATCAATACCAGTTACAGAGTAGTAATCTGGAGTTCCGGACTGTACACTGGCAGTAGGATACTTGGTAAACTGCAGGTAACGATCAGACATTTCCTGCATAATGTAACCATTGGATTGTTCCTGTGCCATTAGGATCTTGGAACGCTCATTGGTACCTGTAATGTTATATGCCTGTGTACCATTAACCGTAGTAATCGTAGGAGAAGCACGGAGAATGCTCCAGTTCCAAGCATCTTCAACTTCACGTTTAGACTCATTAACGAGATCACCAATTAACTTTTGATAGTCAGTTATAGCGGTAGCATCTACAATAGACCCGCTCCAGTTACTAGAGATACTGGACTCACGGAGTCTACGAAGGACTGCATTAATTAATTCACGATAAGTCATTTCTTTTTCCCGAAGATTAGGGTAAACAAGTCAATTATACCACGGTAGATCTCTTGAGGAGAAGGTAATAACCAACCCATAATCATGAGGACCCAGACCCATGGGGGCACTTCTTCAT